CTTCATTCATACCGCCGCCAAACTCGCCGCCACCCGGCGTATCTTCAGCATATCCAGCGGATGCTGCACTTTGTGATGAACTCATGTCACTGTCTGACAAATTACCAAACTCATCGCCATAATCATCAAAATTTGTAGCAGCTTCTGCTGCTGCTTTTGCATTATTAATATCATCTTCAGTTGGTTCCCCGTACACAGCATCATCTCTGGCTACGTTACCAATTGATCTAGCACGGGCTGCTGCAATAGCGTTAGCCTTTGCTTCTGCTGTTTTAGCCGCCTCTAACTCAGCATTCATTTGGTTACGTGCTTGTTCTGACATGACAACGCCTGACTTACTTGTAACAGGATTTCCTTTTGAGTCTCTAACTGTTCCAGAAGATTTAGTTTGCGCTGCGTCTTCTCTATACGCATCAGCTACTGCACGATATCCTGCTACTGCTCGTGATACTACAGCCGGATCAGATATTTTATCAGACGTGTATCCTAACTGTTGAATAGCACTTACTGCTGCTCCTTGTATTGCTTCTGTGTAAGCTGGATTGTCTAACTCTTTTGCTAAAGCAACAGTAACATCTTCACCTTTTTTAGCTGCAGCGTGAGCAGCAGAAATCGCATTTCCTAACATGGTAGCTTGAATGCTAGTTTGTAGTTGGCTTGCTCGTGTAAAACCAAGAGTCGTTAATGTTGCTTCTTTTGCTTGTTGACCTGCAACTGCCATACTATTTGCATCTGCTTTAGTAAACCCAAATTCCATAGCAAGATTACTGAGTATACCCCCTGTACCTGTAGAAGCAGTTTGATATATAGCTTGATCAATTGTAGCATTTCGTAATGCTTTATTAGAAGTACCAAATGCTTTACTACCACCAAATGCATTAGCATTAGCTTTTACATCTTTTGTTAAAAATCCACCCACATCAGACATAGTAGAAGTAGGAGAAGTGTATCCAGTAACAGTACTTGTTGTTGTAGATTCACTACTAACACCATCACCGTCACCACCTTCATCCTGCCCAACTGTAGTTGTAGGAACAGTAGACTCTGTTGTTACAGCATCTTCTTTTTGCAATGTATATCCCTGCGGAATAGGATAAAGAGGTTGACCATTCTTAAAAGGTATTTGTAGAGTTTGTCCTGAACTATTTACATAAGTTCTAAATTCATCATACTGACCGGGATTAGTTCCTATAGTCTGAGTAAATGTAGGTATATTAGTTTTTTCCGTTGCCCCCGTAAATTTAGTACCCGGAAGCTGTATCCCTTGATACTGTGGTCCAGTTTGAATTGGCTGCGGTGTATAGCCGGGTATTGACGGTGCTACATATGGTCTAAATCCTGTAGTTGGTCCGGGGTTAGGTGTTGTAGTATAGTTAGTACCCGGCATTTGAACTACACCACCATATGCAAACTCTTGAGGAGTATTATACTCGCCTTCATCTTCCATGTCAAGGTCTTCTATAGAAAAGGGTATATCATCAGGAAGAGTAGCTTCTTCACTATTACCCATCTGCCCCATAGCTTCCATACGTGCGAGTCCCGCTTTAGCTTCTTGGCGCATCTCCATAAGTTTTTCTAATCCAAAATAACGTACTACGTCTGCAGGAAAAACAAATTCACCCTCACTTAACTGGGCAGGAATGTCATCACGAACTTCTTCTTGTGTAGAACCGGGTGGCACATCATTACCAGATACAGGGTCAACAGTGCCGCCCTCATCCATAAGGCCACCTTCTTCAAACATATCCATTTGTTTTGCCATGCTATTCATAGTGTCATCCTTCAGCGTTAGCTACGTCCTCACGTAATCGTTTAATTTTACGTAGTACATCTATAGCACCCTGTGCTTTGTGTACCGTTATCATATTCTCTGATTGTTCTAGCACCTTATGATGCTGGTCTACCATGTTATCCAAATACTTACTGAAGTGGTCCCATTGGCGGTTGTTGCCCACCAGCGGCTTGAGCTTGCTGAGGAGTTCCCGGCTGTTGTCCTTGTCCATTTGCACTAAATCCTTGTTCACCCGGCACAGGAGCCTGTCCTACGCCTATTGAGCCACCCCCAGCACCTGTAGGGTCCATTGCGTCAGCACCCGCTGGTGAGGCTCCTACGCCCCCTTGCGGAGCTTCTTGCTGAAACCCTTTCATAATCTCTGCCTGTAAAGCGGCTTCATCCATATTGTTGGTAACTTTATCGGGGTCTAAGTCCATTGACTTTGCAATCTCACGGATTACATACTGGAACTTAGCAAAGGGTGCTAATGCTGGGCTGCTTGCAATCTGCAAGAACTGCATCAAACGCTGACTGCGTACTTCATTAGCCATGAGGCTTTCAGTACCACGTGCCTTAACTTCTAAGTCTCCTTTGATTTCTTTATCAAAGTCAAACTGCATGTTAAAGCGGAAGAAACCCTCACCAAGAGGACGCAACAGATAGTCGTCTACGTTCTTAATGATTGTCTTAGTGCTTCCCTGTGCAGCACCCATAAGCATTGAAATGCCAGATGCAGTACGACCTACACCAGATACACCTGTCTGCCCATGAGCAAATGATGGGAAGCCTGTGCTTTCATCTGCTAGTACACGTGCCTTATCAAACAGCATCATGTTCTCGCTAGATACGTTAGGAAACTTTGTACCAAAGATTGCCTGACCCGGTGCGCCACCCTGCCTACGGAATACTTTGCCCGGATACAGTGACAAGTCTTGACCGGGTACTAGGTTTGTCTCATCTACTTCTACAATTAAGTTACCTGACAGTACAGCATTGTCTACAGCCATACGCATAAAGCCATTCATCAGTGTCTGTGTATCATCCATGTTCTCAGCAATACCTACGCCAAAGAATGAGTATGGGTTTAGCTCATAAGGCGCAGCATGGTATGGAATTTTTGCTGGCTTGAATGGGTTGAGAACCATGCGAAGCAAGCGATTATTACAGACCCACACGTTAGCTTGTAGTTCATCAAATTCATTTAGTTCTTTTGGGATGTCTACGCCTTGCTCTTCTAGCAACTCAACGTCTACCATGCCCCAATACTCAAGCACTTCAAAACGATCAATGCCATGCTCTGGTGCATAGTCAGTTAGATCATCTTCCCAGTATTTTTTAGTATAGTTTTCGCCCATTGAAATAACTTCATTAATAACTTCACCACGGAAGTATGGACGTTTCTTTAAATTACGTAATTGGGTACGTGACATTTTATGGCGTTCAATTACAAACTGTGCCTCATCCATGTTGTTTGCGTCTGGGTCTGGGTAGAAGTTCCAAACGGATACATGGTTTACTTGTGGTACAGTTTTAAAGGCTGGGTCATATTCACCCTCATCGTTCCAGCTAGGATATTCTTTATCAATAGCAAACGGGCCTTTCATTACACCCGTACCAAACAATGACATCTCAAATGCAGCGTTACGTAAATGTTTAGATGCACCTGACTCTTCTAACTGGTCATGTATTTTTTTCTGCATCTTCTTAGCTGCAATCATAGCAGGGCTAAAAGTTATTGCTGTAGGTGTCTTACCCGGACCCTCTTTTACTTTGTCGTTGATAGGGTCTAGCTTGTTTTCCATAACGCCAAGCTTATCTTGTAGGCTTGCGGCTGTAGCACCTGCTGGTAAATCATTGCCATCCCCAGCAAACCCATAAGGGCTTAGTGAGCTAGTATCTTCACGTAACTGATCCGGCTCATTAGGATCAAAGTGTACGTCTTCTACTACACCCTCTGGTAATTCAGTAGGTTCAACAGATAAAGGAAAACGCTGGTTAGCAAACAGAACATCTACAATCTGCCCATATGCTGCCAGCGTCTTAGTTTTTGTGACTTTAATAAAGACACGAGACTTTTCTGATTCTGTAAATTGAACATCAGGTCCGTACAAACCACGATAATTGCGGTAGGCTTTTAGCCAACGATCTTCGTCCTGATACCTATAATCTTCGGATCGCTTATAGCGTTCCATAATAAATGGTATAATCTTGCTTACGTCTACGTCAGAAATAGATGTATCGTCACTGTCTTCTAGTGCGATAGCATCATCTTCAATCATAATTTCATCTTCATTCATATTGCTTTTCCTTAGTATCCAAAGGTTGCGTCTGCTACTCTCATACCGCCGCTAGGTCTACCCATAGGGTCATAGTCAAACACACTAAACTTTGGTCTTGACATTATACCATACCTTAACGCATCATACAAGTGGTCTTCCGAATTTGTGTCAATATCTTCTGGATTTTTCTTGTCAATAGGAATGGACGGTAACTGGGCAATGATGTTTGTGCAGTTATTAAAGAAAACAAGTCTAGGTTCCTCCGTAAATTCATCTATCTGTAAACGTCTGTGTATTTCGTTTTTACCAGCTACACGACTGCCTCTACTCCGATCTGATGGCCTCCAGCGACATCCCTTACTTACCATTTGCTCCGCAAGAGAAGGGCCAGTATCACCACGCTTATGCCACAAACTGCTATCCAAAACACCATACTTAATAGTCCCATCGCCAGCTTCTAATTCAAGGATCATATCTGCCAAATCTGTGGCAAGGACTTTAGATACGTAGAGTTCTCTATATACAATAAGTTGTTCATTAGGTGCAACAGCAAACCAGACAACCCCAGACTTACTGCCGTAACCATAATCACAAGCTCTAAACTTAACCCAGTTATTAGGAATATCGAAAGGCTCAACAACATGAATATGGCGGTCAAACTCTGTAAAAGCCGCACCTTCTTTAATGTCCCAGTCTCCGTCAAGGAGTTGTCTTCGTTGCTGCTCTGGCATTGAGAGTAGCATTGCTTCGTAGTCACCTGACTCCGCAAGGTATGGATTATCAGAAAGTCTTGCGGGTATAAATCTTCTTTTGTATAGAGGTCTTCCAGCCTTTGCGTGTCCTGCTGGGTATCTAAGAACTTCTCCTGTTTCAATATCGGTTGCATCGTAGGCTCTGTTATAAGGCGCAGGGTCAATGAACATTTTCTTAACCCAATGATGACCTCTACCGCCGGGGTTAGTCGTAGCCCTCATATAAATTGGCAAGTCAGGTGCAGTGGACCTAAGACGAGATCGCATGTAGTTCCATGCGTATGGTGTGGCCCATTGTGTAAGTTCGTCAAAACCTATCCAACTAAACGCTAGACCCTGATAACGCAAGACATCATCATCTCTGTCAAGATAAGACATCCACAACCTTGCGCCAGATGGTGCAGTCCACTGCATTTTTCTTTCTGACCACTTAATACCGGGCCAGATTTTTGGATACAACTCCTGCGACTTAAATACAAGCTCTCTTAACTCTTCTGTTGTATGTCGCAAAAGCAACCCACTAAATGCGGGATGCCCCATGTAACGTAATGGATCAGAGAGCATAGCATAGGATTTACCACCGCCAGCACTTCCACCATATAATACCTCTCGTTCCGCTGCCGCTAAAAAATCTGTCTGTGGGCCGGGATTAGGTTTAAAGAGTACGTTAGCTGTTTCTTCAATAGCTTGTGTTTCATACTCTACAGGCTTTATTTCAACTGTTGGCTCTAGAGCCTGTTCTTTCTTCTTCAAGGGCTTTCGCTTTGGCGATTGCCTTTTCCGCATATTCTGCCCACTTGCGGATGCTTGTAGCTTGATTCTTACGTCTTCGCTCATTTGCTAACCTTTTCCTTAACCCTACATGGGATATGTAACGTCCTGTCTGTGTACTTAGCCAGTTAGCTACTTCACGATAACTGTATTGATTTACGTGGCTACGTGCCTTCTCAAGTAAATCTAATTCAATCTGTATAGGTTGCAGAAGGTCGGGGTCTGCTTCATCCTGTGTATATCCGAAGGGTACTGTACGTGCAATACGTGGTATAGCTACCCATTCGTTTTCTTCTTTAATATCTGTTGGCTGTGGAAGTTTCCATTTGCCTATGCTTCTAGTCATCGTCTTCCACTACAGCTTTAGGTGGCATAAGCATAACACCGCCTGATGCTTCTACGTGCATCTTCTCAGTCTTAACCAAACCTGTGCGGTCAAGTAGTTCTTTCGCTGCAGCCATCTTATCACGTATGCCTAGTTCAGTTGGGTCATACAACCCACCTACCATAGCCATCGCAGCCTTCGGCGCATTACGTGCCATGTACATTTGAGTAGCCTCAAGTATCTCTTCTTTAAGACCTTTAACAATTTCTGAAGTACTAGAAGTGTCAGCATATCCTGCCAGTTTCTTTGCCTGCACCAAATCACCGCCAGCTTCTTCAAAGAGGACGTTGAGTAGTGTCTGTTGTTTATCTGTAAGTTGTCGTGTCATATTAAAATTCACCGTTGTGCATAGCGTTTGCTAATATTGTACTTCTTGATTTTACCTGATTTGCCCATCTGCTGTCAAGCATTTCTTTTGCAGCAGTAGGGTAGTCTTCTTCATGTATAGCATTCCACATCTTAACAAACTTACACAAGCGAGGCACACCCATGTTAAATGCCATATCCATCAAGATAAGTTGACGTACACTGTCTAATCTGTCTACGCAAGGGTGCGCACGAACCAGTTCATCCTCGACAATCTGTACGTCATTGTTTGCTAGATAGACCGCATCAGCTTCTGTAATACCATACTCGTACACATGGTCAATACTAGGAATGTCTAGGTCATCTAGCTCTTCCTTCGTGATGCCACGGTCTTCTAGGTTTCGTCCGATACCAATGGTGTCAATACCAAGAGTATCTTGATACACTTGTAGCTTCAAGCCTTCATGGGCTATTAGCTTCTCAATAAAGTTTTCTCTACGATACTTCATTTTATTTTTGCCCCAATTGGTAATTTGTTCTATGGTTCTACCACAACCAATACATTTAATACGTTCTTTATCTAGTACGCATATTCCCTTACAGGGGCTTTTCACTTTCGTGACTCAGAAATTCTGTGATTAGACTGGCCCGGATGTTTACCTTCGTGGTTCATCCACACGGCAAATGCCCCTGTCATTGCGCCCGTGACGACAGAAACCAAACCCGCCTGAGAGGGACTTGGCTCTGGCAAGGACATAAACCATTCGACTACACGCCAACTCATAAGCGTCATTACGAGCATCATAAATCGGGGTAATAGTTTCCATTCAAGTATCTTTTCTGCAGCCATTATTTTTTACCGAAGAATTTAGTTGCGCTACGAACTCCAAAAGAAGCCGCAACGATAACTCCAAGTGAGTACTGATACCATTCAGGCATTTCGTTGAGTCGTGCAAATCCATTTGCTACCACATCTTCCATACCCGGCACAAATGCTAGGATAAGTGGGATGCTAAATAGAATAGTCAGCCACTCGTCTTTCCACGAGTTAGCTGATCCTTTAGCCATTTCTAAGTCCCAGTCAATTTCACCAGTAGCTTTCTTCTGCATTACTACGGCTTCAGCTTGCGCTTTTGCTACTTTAGTTTGTGCATTAGCTTTGGTCTGTTCAACTTTACCTGACATCCATGTGCCAGCAATTTCTGCAATTGGTCCTATAAGTAAGTTAAGCATTATGCTCCTCGTCTGAACTTGGCGGTTTTCTTTGATATACTTTTAGGCTGCTTGACGTGTTGCTTACCAGCACGAGTTCCTGCTCTTTTAGCGGCGGTGGTAGCGGCGTATTCCGAAGGCGATAAGGCTTTAATCGCTGATGCCGGAAGATAACGCTCCCCTGTAGCTTTTGATCCTTGTGTGGAGGGTTTGCCACTCTTAGTTCGCCAATCCTGATTAGTCCAATTAGATAAACTTTGTTGTGGTGGTTTGCGTGTAGACATATATAAGTTATACCACTTCTAATTTATTTTGTCAAGTATTATTTAGGTAAAATTACAAAAGCTAAAAAAATCAAACCTAATGCTATACTAATTACCATACTAACTAGCCCTGTCATTTTTATATTATCCATCATCTCTTCGTGAGCAAGTTGGGCTTCTCTTCTAGCTTTTGCTGCTGCCTCTTTAGCTTCTTGTATTCTTTTGGCTCTTTCATCTACAATACTTTTCCATGTACCCGGACCAAATCTTAAATCAACTAGCTGCCGCATTTCAGCAATTTTTTCTTGTGCTAGTTTAGCATCAATCATTTCCTGTGCTACATTTTGAATACCGAACTGATCTGTTAGGCCAGTACCGGATTTCTTAGCACGTTTTTGTTGTACTTGTTTCTCGCCCTCAAAGAGATTATCTATATGCCCAGCAATTTCACTGATATCTTTGGCTGTACCTATAGCACTCTTGATACCGTCTACGGCACTCTTTACGAGTGCAATGCCTGCTAAAGTCTCAGCTATCATGTTGGTTGGTTCCTATTTAGGTTCTGGTCTGCATACTGCCGTTATAGTCAGTCTTTTGCCATCTCCTACTGGAACAGATCGTTGTCGGGACAATCTTTCAGCAAAGTAAAGGCATTT